TCCCATCTCCGCACAATTGCATGGTCTGCTCACTACTTGCATCAAGTATACTTACATCAAGCACGTCTCCACCAGCGATAAGTAATGGAAACTTTTCACCTTCAAACACTCGATTCTGTAAGCTGTATGGTAAACGCTTTACAATGTTTGTTTTCTTTGCATCTGACATGCCACCAAGAATAAGTTTTGGATGTATCCATTTTCTACCAATAGCTTCAAATTGTTTCCATGCTTTTGCAGGTACAATGTCACTAAACTCAAGTTGCATTTTATCTGCATACTCAGGGTTTTGGTCTATTGCTTTTACATATATCTCTCCGGCTTTAACAAATCCATTGATGCCATTTGTAATTGCATCTTTAAATTCGTTCGTTAATTCTTCGTAGGTTTTTGCTAGTTCTGTTATCATAGTATTTTTGAGTTAGTTAGTTTTGGAAGTCCATGACTTCTCGTTTAATAATTTAATTAGGTCTTCCAGCTTACATGTGAACATGCTTGGTGAATTATTCTTTCTGTGAATCACGCATGGTGGTTTCTCACCTGCATCTCGTATGCTTTGGGTCATAGCACTATATAAGTTCAATGCCTGGACATGCTTGGCCTCGATATGAAATGGAAAGTCACTCACCACATCCGGGCTATCCGATCCACCAGAGAATTGTTGTCCTCTGCGTGAACCTGGAAACCCATTCTCGGATAAATAGCGTGCTAATTCCCTCTCATACCTAGCACCTTTAGCCCTACTGTTGCATGGCATTTATACGATCTCCCACTTGATTTATTTTTGCACCTATCTCTCGGTCACATTGAATATAATCATCCACTTTTTTACAAGTGTGTGAAATATTACTATGGTTTCGATTAAACACTGCACCTAATTCTTGGACTGTGTAATCGAGTTTTCTGCAAAAGTAGACTGCTGTCTGCCTAGCTAAAACTACATCCATTGTACGCTTGCGACCTCGTATTTCGTCAATGGTTACATTGAATACATCTGCACTTATTTCTAAAATATTATGTATAGAAACAGTACATTCCTTTTTTGTGTAGATGTTGACATGTGGATCTTTCTCATTATCCAGGTCTGCACCTCGTAAGGTAGCAACCAATTGCTTAATCGATGCATGTAATACCACAACCGCGCCATCAAAATTATGCTGCTCAATATGTTGCAATGCATAATTTAAAACTTTGTCCATCTCTTCTAATTTCAATCGATTAACCATTCTTCAGTTCTCCTTCCTTCGGTTTTTAACCATTTTTTTATTTCATCCTTACTCCACGCTAATCCAATTCCACCTCTCCCTTGACCACCTTCGATATAATATGCTGTAAATCCCTCGTCTGCATGGAATTGATCCAGACTTGTTTGCGATTTATAACCCATCATTTTAAGTGCCTTTGAACTTACAACCAACCTTACTTCCTTGCCCTTGTTCCTACCCATCACGCTACATTCTTTCCTTCATTCTCCCAGCGTAATGCAGTAGAAAACTCGACCATATCAATGGTTCGTTTGTTGCCTATATTTCGAGCTTCAAGTTTATGTCTCTCCATTATCGTGTAAACATATGAACGACTCACGTTAAACTTCTCTGCAATCTTTGAAATAGATAATCGGTTTTGGGAGTAAAGCGATCCGAGTTGAAGAGTTTTTATGTCATCCGAATATCCCGGCCACACATCTTCACTTAAACACTTTGCCCATAAACGACATGCCTCATGCACTCTCGGCACTTCTCGCTCAATATCTGCGTTATTTAAAGTATAGCATGCAGTTATGTAAGGAGAAGATTTCTCTACAACCAAAAACACAAACTGTTTTGGACGCTCACCCATTGAGCGTAAGGCAGTCATATACCAAGCTGCTTGAAATGCATAGCCAAACTGACGCACACTCTTGGCAAAACCTTTCTCACTTGCATCTTGTGTGGTTTTAAGATCAACCACCATGCCATTGCTTGTGTTATAAAGGTCAGGACGTACCTTGCAGCTTGCATCTTCTAGTTCAAAGAATCCCGTATGTTCAATCTTTGTATCTACATGGTGTAGTAATTCCTTGAGCAATGGATGCTCGCTAACACTAGCAATAACTTCCAGGTTATTCTCATAATCAGAATGTGGTACATATGTAACACATGGATTGTCAGCTTCCATGACTGCAAACGCTTCTTTATACGCATTTGTGCGTGGTGAATTACCATCAATTTCTGCTGGCTTGCACTTAAACTCTTCATCTAGTTTCTGAGGTTCAAGCGCACCACTATGAATCATGCTTCCATTTACGAGTGCAGGTGTGCTTGGACTTGGTTGACCCATCGCATGCTTCACCTTGAGTGGGCAAGAGGCGAGCAAATCGCTTGCTCGACTCCTACCCAACGCTGGGTCTGCATGATAGGCCTCGTTAGTTATGCCTCGTCTGAGCATCAGAATGGATCTCCATCTTCATCAACCTCTTGAGCAGGTGGTGTAAACTCTGCGAATGGATCTTCACCATCAAACAATGCTGGTAGATTAATCCGTGATAGTTCTGCCTTGGCAATTGCACGCAAATCATCATCCATCTTTTTAATTGGCTTTGGGTTCATGGCATAGGTTGTTTCCAATCCTTCACCATTCCGTACAACGCTAATGTCGTACTTACGGCAGTCACCCCAATCCTCATCATTGGCAAGCTGTAATAACTCAGCTTGTAGTTTCGTCTGCGTTAGTTCAAGAATCTGCACCTTGCTTTCGTTGTAGTTGTAGACCACAAATGCATAAAAGTTTCTAGGTTTATCCTCGAATGCTTGTGGTGCTTCTTTATCTGCTGCCCATCGAATTGGTTTCTTTTTACCATCCTCGACTGTCCAGCCCAGAGTTCCGTGTATGAAGCCTGGAGTAGGCTTATCATCGCTGCTTCCTATTATTCGGAACTTGTTTTCTCCTTGTTGGAAACGCATATAATTTCCACTTCCTCCACCACCTTCTGATGGTGCGCTTATATTATTTGGTAAGAATGCCATATTATATTTCTATTTGTTTTTATGTATTTTATTGTTGCTTATTGTATTTTGCTATGATCTAAGTTCTTCATGAGCAAAAAAGAAAATCTCTCTACACCCTTAAGTCTTCGTCTATCACCATCAGTTCGTAAAACTGTTAAACAGTTGTCCGAGAATACAGGTCTAATGCAGGCTCAACTGTATGATCTATTACTTCGTGCTGCGTGTGATGCGATTCAAAAGAATGACAATTGTTTTCAACTTCCTTTGAAGTTTGAGTTGCAAAAGCCGAAAACAATTTAATCAATTCATCAGTTCGTGCTATTGCCGGGCGGTCGCAAAATATCTCGACTGTCCCATCACCCATGTCTTTAAATTCAATACCATTGTATACCTTAATTATATTAGTACTCATTTGTAACCTTTTGTAGTTTATTTTATTGTTTTTGCAGGTTATTTACTAGGAAAGTATTCTATTATCCTACTTTACTTGCCATAATACTTGGCAAGCCTGAGTAGATCTTATCAGTAATTTTAGTATCCGTGTGACCCAGAGCTTTGCTGGCTGGGTAAATACCATTACTTTTCATAATGCGATGTCCACAATACTTTCTAAGAAGATGAACGCACCTCTTATCAGGCACTCCACATTCTTGTTTCAAAAACTTTGGAAATACACGAAGCATAAAATTTCTATTCGTGTTTATAATTAAATCATTCATGTCACGCAGTGCCATAATCTGATCCCAAAAAGTAGGATCGCATGGTCTATCCTGGTAGTCATCCTTTGTCGCACCCTTAATTCCTTTGGGCTGCCAAATTCGTATGCACTTATTACCTTCCATATCTTGGAAGAAATCGCTCCAACGTGCCCTACTGACTTCTGAACTTCGCAAACCCAATCCATAAGTAAGTAAGTATGCTTTGTGGATTAGTGGGTTAATAAATCTCTGCTCTTCACATTTATCTATTATCGTGTGAATGATATCAGTAGGAACAAAACTCTCCACCTCAATTACTTTAGTCTTCACCAAACGCCAATTGTTCATGAAGGATGTATCGATGCCCTGCAATTCGTACCAACCAATCATGCCTTCGCTAAATAATCCTTTGGCGGCTCGCATCCGTGCATGACCATGAGGTACTACATGTAAAAAATGTTCTGGCATGGTTAAACGGGTCTTTGGATGCCTACCGCCCAAATACCGGGTATCCATCTCAGGAGTCATGCCTATCTCCTTTAGTATATTATTGAATGTATTAATTACATTCTTCTTAGTCTTCCAACTTGGCACTAAGAATTGTGTGCTTTCACAATCGAGGTAGGCATATTGTACCTCTTTAATTTGCACTACACGCAATGGCGCAGGTTCATAATCTAAAATTACTTTTGCTTGGGGCATACGATTGGGGTTATAATTTAAGGGTGCAAAATTAACTGATTGATTTGGCGTATGTAAAGCATTCATTTATATTTTTATATTATATTATGTTATTGCGTGTTTTTTGTCTTATTCATTCACCTCCATTTCTTGTTCGTGTTATAGTCCGAAGTTTACTTTACACTTGATAGCAAGCATCTTCTTATAACACTGACAAACAATGAAGGTTATTCTAGTGTCCGTGAGTGCATTGTATAATTCTATAATTATAATGATGTCAACACTATTTGATTTTTTTTTGTACTTTTTAATTATCAGTAACAAAAAAGCCACCCTTTCGAGTGGCTTGTGCTGACATCCCTGCCAGCTAAAACAACATTCGTAATGAATGAATATTTAAAGTTTTACTTCATATTTTTAACTTTGTCAACTCCTCCTAGGTAGCGCCAATAAATAATATCAAGTGGTGTACCTTGCAGAAGATTTCCTTTATACTCTTTCCCACTTAAAAAATCATCCAAATCTTTACTGCCACGATCAAATACTGTCATTGGAGGTAGCATAGTTTCTAGCAACGCTTTACCTACACCCTCGCGTCTGGCTTTATACATAAGGTAGCGATTTATGCCTAGTAATTTGAGTGTATTATCTAACACTAAATCATCTTCTTTTATAGGTCTTCCGTACATTATATCTTTAATTATATCTGTACTTGCATTTGCAGCAGCAAAGACTACTGCAAGGCCAAGAAGGTTCTTCATTCCCTTGCTTGCAAATTTAGCAGCTTCTCCCTTCTTGCCTTCGCTATATAACCTTTTTGCTTTCATGATATCCTCAATGCCTGCCTCGCGGAACACATCAAATTGTTTAAGAGTGAATGATTTAAGCATGTAAGCGATACGCATGTTACCACTCTCATTATAATACTTTGGCATCTCGCCCAATGTTGCAGGGTTAACATCCAAAAATTTATACCATATGAGTTCCTCTACCGCTTTAGGTAAATCGTTACTTTTGGGATCACTCTCTTGTAACTCTCTCACCATTCGTCCGGCACGCTCTCGTCCAAACACAGGCGCTAAATCATCCACCAATGCAGTACCATTCTTTTTTGCTTGGTTATGGTACTTTCTCCAAGATGCATTCATGAAAGTATTTTTGCCTAATTGATCCAATTTTTTAAGACCCGTGACTGTGAATACTTTATCTAATGCAGAAGACAATCCTTGGGTACTTGTTGCTGCGTCAATCGAGCTATCACTCAAGCCAAAGTATTTTACAAAATTGAAATTATCTTTGCGGTTAAAAAGCGCTTTGAAGGTATTATCAAACCCATTAAAATGTATTGAATATGCAAGGTCACCAAGCTGGGTAATAGCAGATCCAAAGTTACCCATAACCGCCATGTAATTTAAATTCTTCACCCCCTGGAAGAATGGACTCACGGTTTTACTGCTAAACCTAGAACGCAATATTTCTTTTAATTTTTCAACATCTTCCTGGGATAAGTTATTTTCTCTACGCAATCGGTCTGCAAGCGAACCAATCATATCATCAGTCACTTCCATGCGCATTCCCAAGTCTGCGTTTATAGTGTCCTGACTTCCCTCGAATCCCACCTTCGATGCACCCGCATCTGGTTTTCTTAAAAGAAAGTTTCTACGCTCTGTGGCTTGCACCATGCGCTGAACATAATCCTGTAAAGCTTCAGCAGGGTCAGCATATGCATCAAGCATCTGTGGTGATACACTTTCTATGGTACGCATCTTAACATTACCTGGAGTCATTCCACCACTTGGAGGAGTTCGTAATGCCTTACTTACAACTTCTGCTGCTTCCTCTGAGGGAATAGCATCGCGATCTGCGAAGCCATGTTTTTTAGCGTAGTCATCGAGAGCTTTATCTAGTTCTGTTCTTATCTCTCCTAGATCTTGCTGTTGTTCTAATGCTCTACGAAAACTTGTATAATTTCTTATTTTGCGGGGGAAATACTGTGCGATGTATCCGACATCTATACCGCCTCTTTGACGTGCATAATCACGGATCTCATCTAGAGTGCGTGTCATTCCATCCAATTCATCAAACAAAGCTTGTGGTGCATTAGGCCCTAAAATGTCATCTCGTATTTTTGCGTACTCCCCGTTGAGTAAGTACTGTTTAAATAGTCTGTTTTTTTGTGGACTATTTTTTAAGCGCTTATTCATGGACACGATAAACGGAGATACTCGATCCATGTACTCCCTTGCCCTTATTGCGATTTGTCGTTCGTGGTTGCGGAATACTTCAGTAAGTCTGGGATTTATATTTTTTAATTTGCGACTTAATGGAACAAGTGCATCGCTGACAAAATCCTTTGCAGATTGAATCATTTCACCAACTGCATTTTTCGGAGCAAAAGGACTTCGCTCTAGAACCTGATCTATCTTGGACTGCTTTATAATATCAGGTTCAGCAGCAGATGGATTAGCTTTAATTTGTGCTTTAGCTTTTTTAAACTCTGCGGATTTAATAAACTTCTTTGCTCCTCTATATCCTAGCGTGCCTAGTGCCAAAGCAATAAGTAACTCACCACCACCTAACGCTGCACGGGATACTGAACTATCTTCATCCTCCATCATCTCAAGGAGTGCAATAGCACCTGTCCCGGTGGTGAGAAGACCTGTAATAATTCCTTCTCTTTGAAAGAATCTTTTTGTTCGTGGATTCTTCTCAGCACGCCTTACAACTTCTCGAATTGCACGCTGGTCATTTTGTTGCGCAAGATTAAGAAGTTCTTGCCTACCTAAATCTCTAAAGCCTTGTGAACTTGGGTTATTTGATGCAGGAATATTAAGTGGATCAGATAACTGCTGCGCTCTTGGAGTATCTATATCAGTATCCGTTGCAGCCATCTGCATCTTCTTTCTTATCTTTTGCGCTTCTGGAGTATTGCGAACTGAACGCCTTCCTAACTCCTCTAATATTATCTTAGTATTATCATCATCTGCAATTTTGAGTGAATCAATTAATTCATCTGCGTAATAGCTTCGCACATTTTCTTTTATCAATATACGCTTCTTCTCACTAGTGGGTTTTGGTTTACCTGGTTCTGGTGGTGGTGTTGCTTCTATTGACTCAGTCTCTACTGCTGCTTTACCGACTCTTTCCGGCTCAACAATATTTTGTTTCTGTTCAGCTTTACCTTTATTTATTCCTTTCGTGATACTCTTACCAAATGCTCTTGCGATCTTACGTCCAAATATAGCACCTATTCCACCACCTAAAGCTGCACTTGCAGGCGCACCTTCTTCTTGTTCTTGCCCAAGGGTTGCAGCAATACCTGTACCCGCTCCTATCGCAATACCAGCAAAGTCATTGTCAAAATATTTTTTAAATCTATCAGATAATTCTTTTACTCGTTTTTCACTAATACCAGCATCTATTAACTGCTTTTTGAGTTTTCCTTTTATACCACCAGACTCACCTATACCCTCTGGACTGAGTTTTGTAGATATTTGATCAAGCGTAATTCCTTTATTTGATGCTTTGACAAATTCTTTTTCAGACAACACACGAGTCCAATCCACGCCATCAATATCATTTTCATCAAGACCAACTCTTAAATTGGATTGTGTAATATTTGATTTAGCTTGTTGGTAAAATTCTTTTTTTGTTACAGATGTGTTTTGTAAAATATAATTTAAAGTTTTTTCGTCCCAAAATTGTGGAAATTCAAATTCTCCCAACTCAGAAAGTATATAATCACCATCTTCTAAATCTTCTATAGATTCTATAATTTTTTCAACTTTCTCTCCAGTCTCATAATCTGTAGCCTTACCAATTTTACCAACTCCTAAATCGCTTTCTATTCGCTTTGCAAAATCCTCTTTATTAAGTAACTCAACTTTTGGTTTAGTTTCTGGTGCTTGTGGTAAGTCTTCAATTTTAGTCCAATTTTCTGCACCTACAGGAGTGACCAAATCTTGTTTACTTATTTCACCACTATCTATTGCTCGATCTACATCTTCTGCGTCCATTGGCCCAGAAGTTTTACCCTTGGAATATACAAATAATTTTTTCTTCACACCACCTACAGTAGCAAGTGCAAGTAACCCATATCCAAGAAGACCAGCTTGACTTACATTGTCTAAGTCTTCACCTGTTAAAGATCCAGCAACTGAAGCAACTCCCGTACCTCCAAGTAATACATTACCTACGATATTATGCTTTCTTTCTAATGCCCGCTTTTCTTTTTCTAGCTTTTTGCGTTCAGCATTGGATTTACCAAAGTGTTGTATTTTTTTTATCTCCTCATCAATCTCTCTTAACCTTTGCGTGTCTGCTAAGTTACCTTTAGCTACGATGGGATTTATACCTGTAAATATTTCATTATCAGATGCAATTTTACGCTCAAATATTTCACGCATTCTCTGCATCTCAGGAGATAATTCCTGAGTGGTTGCAAGCGTTTGAACCATATCTTCTGATTCAAGCAGAAGTTTATTCTCTATACCATTGAGTAAACCTTCTGCATAGTCTTCTACAGGTATTGCTTCTACCTCAATGATACCATCATCTGTAAGTGTTCTTGATCGACCTATTCTAGCTTGTCCTGGGCCACCTAATCCACGAGGCCCTGGTAACTTAGGTTGGTTTAATTGCTTCAGTCTTCTTGGCCCAAGATCAAGTGATGTTGCAGCAGTTAATTCGGTTGTGTCTGAATCACGGAATGTAAAATTACCTTGAGGATCTCTGAAGGTAAAAAAGCCTACAGGTCTTCCGATTTCATAGTTTTTTGGCCCGCCTGCTTCTTTAACATCTTTTACTATATTAGTAAGAAGTTCTGTGCGCTTTTGTCCTTCGACACCGGGTAATCCCTTGTCCCGTAAAAACTTAGCTTCTGCTGCACCTAGCGTACCACCGAATACACCACCAAATAGAAGTGTGGTTGCAACTTCATCAGGAGTTGGTGCGCGATCCTCATCTATGAATGTCCGTGCAGTAAGCTCGCCTGTCGCTAGTGCTGCACCCTGACCTGCTCGTATAGCAGTTCTTTGTAATGGAGTTGCGTAACCACCTCTGAATATTGATTTTGATTTATCTGCAAATCTACCAACAGGTGTACCACCCAATACGGTTGCCGCTCCAAACTCTCCTAAACCAAACTCATCCTGTAAACCGCGTGACATGCGATACTTTTGTGATAAGTAATTACCAAACGCTGAACCCCCTGCACCTCCAGCTAATCCAAAACCTATACCACCAATTAAAGCAGGTATAACCTCAAGACCAATACTCATTGCAGTTTCTGTCCCCGTCTGTGGTGCTTCACGATAAAGTTCGCGTGAAGTTCCACCAAAAGAATAATTACCAGATGGATCTAATGTACCTTGTGTATCACCAAATGAATAATTTTGATTAGGATCTAGCATTATTAATTAAAAAGTTGGGACTTTTGGTATTCCTATTGTCGTGCCCGGTTGATCGAGCATCATTAAATCTTCTTGTCCAAGAGGGATGTTTGCAGGTTTTGCTTGAGTAGTAGGATCTGATTTATTTTCTAGATAATTCATCATCTCTCCAATTGTAGTCATCCCTTTTTGACCTGTATCATTGTTTACAAAGGGATAGGGACTTCGCAAAAGTATTTCAGATTGTTCGTTTTTAAGAGTCTCTTCCTGCATCTGTAATCCTTTAATTTGATCGCTACTTAAAGGTGCAAAATCATCAGGATTTTCTTTATACTCTTTATATGGTATTTCTTTTTCTTCAGCACCTATACCTAAAATTCCTGTGGTTCTAACTTTCACCGGAGTGTTATCTAATTTTGGTAATAAGGTTGAAATGTCAGAAAATCTTTTTTCTAAATCTTCGGGAATTTCAGCTTTAACTTTATTCATATTATAAATTTGAGCTAAAGTGTTAAATTTTCTGGACTCAATTAGACTTTCAATATTCTGCCTATTTAATTTTATATTATCTTTGTGATAAGCCTCATCAGTTTCTGCCATATCTGCTCTTGCTTCTTTTGTTCTTGTGTCTGCACCTACACCCTTAATTACATCATCCTTCGTCTCCACACCAATTTGATTTCTTAATTTTCTGTTTTCGTTTTCTAGTAATTTCGTAGCAATGTCAGACTCCATTGCTTGTTTTCTCATAAGTTGTATTTCTTGCTCGGTATCCGCAGATGTGAAGGCATTGAATTTATCAAAGTCTTTTTGCGTTCCTTTCCCATCTTGTATTCTTTTTAAGGTTGGCCCAATCACAGAATCATTTTGCATGGCGAGTATTTTTTCTGCACCACCAGGTTGTTCAGAAATTCTTCCAAACTTACCTTGAAACGCAGCCTCTGACTCATCACGCTTTTGCTTATTAAGTTGATACTGTTCTATAGTATCCCCAATCTGCTTGCCCATGTTGGCATACATTTGGCCTTGCGCACGCCCGGCTTCAATGATGGGTCGAGTATCGACCCGTGCAAGCGCTGATCCGTAATTTCCACTAAAGAATGGTTTTCTTGCCATAATATTTTATCTCCTTATTTTTGAATCCATCCACTTACGAATTACTGCTTTCAAGCGTGGTTTATCTGCGATGAAACTTGCGAAGCGTTCTCCGTACTTTAAGTAGGTTAATCTAAACCAACTTGGTGATTCGTTGAGCATCCACTTACGGAATAATAACCATGCAGGATTATGGAAACCATAGACTTCGCGAGCTACCCAACAGAATCCTGTACCAAGCCCACCAGCAATTCCACCAATTGCATTTCCAATTCCACTGTATAAACCAGCCTGCCTAGTAGCATCTGCTGCTGTTTGTGCATTAAACATATTAGCTGCATTGGTCGCTTGGTTCTGTATGAATCCAAGTCCACTCTCTGGATTTAAGTAGCTTGGTTGTGCATTTAATCCATAGCCTGCTTGACCAAATACAGATTGTCCGGCTTGTAAGCTTCCTCCTCCTCCTCGTCCAAGTATTGCCTGGAATGGATCGAGTTGTCCTTGGTTCTCAAGTTGCGATACTCGTGAGGCTGCGTCTAAATATCCAAGCAATCCTTGTTGCCTTAAAGATTCACGTAACTTCTCGGCATCCATTTGTGATGCCACGTTAAATTGGTCTGCCTGCATGGAGCGAGTATCATCACTTGTTTGTATGCCTGCTTCCTGACCAAGTACAGATTGTGCAAATCCTCGGTTCTGCATTTTGCGTTGGTTGTCTTCAGCAACCCGTGCTTCTGCTTCTGCAATTGCACCACTTTGGTCAAATGTTCTGCCCATCATGGTTGAACGTGCGCGTGCAGCCTCTGCAATTTGTCGCTCCTCACGATCAGTTAATCCTTGTCCAAGTGCAGCTTCTGCATCTGCCATTAAACCTGCTCGTAGGGCATCTGCTTGTACGCCTTGTGATTGAACTTGTGTTGGATCGGAAATACCCACTTCACCAAGCAAGTTATCTTTTTGTTCCTCGATTAGATCCTTTGCCCCGGTAATTGCAGAAGAGGTGGCAGGTTTATAATCCTCCATTATTTGTGCATATAATGGTTCGAGGCGGGCAACATCTTGTAGGTCTGCTTCACGCTGGCGTGATAGATTACCACGTTGTATATCTTCGGCCATCGCAGATAATCCTTTGAACTCACCATCACGGAATCCTGCTTGGTCGGTTGTATTAACTTGCTGGACAAATTGCTTACCCACTTCATCTGCAAGTCCAGCATCCACATCTGCTTGAGTAGCAGTTTTTGTTTCGTATTGTGTGATATTTCGTGTATCACCAAGAAGGTCAACCATACCATCACCAGCACGCTCAACGGATTCACCTGGTGTGAATTGCCCTGCTGGTGCGACTATGTCATTACCTGCTGAGTCTTTTTTATAGATGGGTTTTGCTTGCGTTACGCCTCCTCCTTGGCTTGAGTCTCCAAAAACTAGGGCATCAGGAAAATCTGCATTTATTAATGTCTCTACTTGTTCGTCATTAAGATATTTACTTTTTTTAAGTAGATCCCGAAGTCTACTTTCTTGCTTTGCGTGTGTGTGTCTTGTAACTCCATCAGAAGGGAGTGAATAAGTTTCAACTGCCTTTCCTGTGTTTACATCAATAATATTGAAAGATGCACCATAAGACCTAAAGCGACCTGTACCACCCAGGTCTCCCAATACTGTGCCTTGAATCTTATACCTACCAGCATCTGCCCCACCACCTGCTTGTGCGGGTGGCTCTTCATAGCCAACAATAATACGACCATCAGGTGCATACTTCTCATCACTTCCACTTCCAAGTAAAGTTTGTCTAAGAACATCCGTTTCAGTTTGAGCAGTCTTCTTACGAATTGATTCTTCGAGAGGGAGCAAGGATTCAAGTGAACCTGTGTCTGCAAAGTCACCTGTACCTGTAAGTAATTCTACTTGTGCTTTAAGTGCGTCTGCCATGCCCTCACCATAACTAGGTTGCGCAGGCATTTGATAAGTTGTTCCTCCTCCTCCCATTTTATTTCCTCCTAAGTATTCTATCTAAGTCGTACCATTTAATTGGTTTTGATTTTAATTGCCTCATCCATCCAACATATGGGAGTGGATAAGGTGTTCTATCTATAAATTCGCTTATGCAATTATCTCCGATAGCAGTTTTAACATACCAAGCATCTGGTGCTAATACACCCCATTGCTCGTCTGGGTGCTTATCAGACTGACTACGTACAGGCTTAGTAATTAAAAAACTATAGGGAGTAATAAACACATATCCGTAGGCTGCATACGCACTTAAATCCTTGAACATATCGCCCTTAGTTAAATCGTAAAATTCCTTTGCTCGTTCTAGTATATTCATTCTGCAATTATATACTCCTCTGCATCACTTGCACTTACTGCTGCCCCCAAGTTTATTCTTAACCATGCTGAACCATTGTCCAATGCCAAGCATGGGCTTCCTCCATCCCCATTTGTACAGTAGACCACTTTTCCCGCAGTTCCAGCAGAAGGAAGATCCGCAACTGCAAAACTCTGCAACACAACTGTTGTATCGGTTACGCTTGGAACTGTAACTGTTGGCTCGCCTAGTTCGTTTAAATTTGCAGCAGTTATGTCTACCCCGGTTGCGTATGTAAAACCACGAGTTACTGTACAAGTAATTGCCATTATGCCACCTCTCTTCGCGCATTTGCTCCCACTCCTATTGCTTCCAAACTAACATGCCTAAAACTCGGTGTGCCAGCAGTAACATTAATTTCTACATTTGCGCCATACCCACGGGTACGCCCCGTACCAAAACGAAAGAGTGCCTCTTCTGTACCTGTTGCTGTATGACTCAACACTGTTGTACTTGAGTCTGGATCAATGGTATTTACTTTTATATTGAATGCATCACCATTGACTGTATTCGCACCCAACTGTCCACGCTTCCAACTCTTCACATCGATATTATTAAATGTGAATGAGCGAGATTTAAGTTTACCTGCAATTGCAGTTGTGCCTGACTCTGACGTGCTACCTATCTTTCTACCACTATCATCAGAAGTATTTTCTTCCATGAGATACCACCCGGTATCATTACATGCAAATAATCTGCGTCTTGTTGGATTAGATCCGTGCGAGCAAATCACAAAGTCATCTATATGAAATGCCAAGCTACCTGCCATTGCTGGGTAATCATCAACACTTATCCATGTGGATGTGAGTAGGTTAAAGATAAATACTTTATTTGGAACTGTTGAACTTCCTGTAGGCACTGCAAGATAGTATTTATTGTCATACACGATACCACATGCAGTATCCGCTGCTGCATAATTAACATCTTCAAATTGGTCTTGTATAGGTCTGGTCATGGGTATGGTTTCACCACTTACTTTACTTATAGCTACTCCAAGTCCCTTTGCAGGGTCTGTACCAGGTGACAAGACGATGACCCCATTATCAGATAGGAAGAATGTTTGTGGCCCAGACTGTGCGATACTTTTGCGTGCCACACAACCATGCTGACGAGTAATCTCGTAGGTATTAGCTGCGGAGGTTGTGGCAATGTTGTTAATCATATGGATGCTGTTACGCATAAACACGATTAACTGATCTTCTTGGTATGGGAAAAAACCTACAAGAAAATCTGCACTTCCTTTATTGATTCTGAATTGTGATTCTGCGGGGTAGTAATTATCCGTGTCTAATAGATCGGACATCAAGACTGTATAGTTACTATCTGTGGGTTGTGGGATGATTAAACGATTACGAAAAAATATACCAAAGTCTGTATTTGGACATTGTATGCGTCCAGCACCTGGACTTCCGTTTGCTTTAACCACAAAATCTGTGGGTGTGCTGTAATCACCATCCCATTCGAGTGGAGTCTTATTCTTGCCACGAAATAAAATTAGCTTCTCAAGGGACTGCACGAAGCTTGCGCCATCTGCTGTGGCCACAACTTCGCCACCCGGATAATCTATGGCAATGCCTGAGTTATTTGCATCATTCCAAATAATTGCTTTTGTACGACATGCAACCACCACAAACTCATTACCTGTTGCTGGGTCTGAGAAGAGTGTTGAAGCAAATACTTGTTCCGTGCCTGCGCTATAAGTAAGTGATACACTACCAGCTAAAAAATCGATACCCTTGCGTACTTCTGCAAGATCTCCAGATAGGCGCATATTTTCACTCTCCTGCACGAACCCACCTTCTAGACTCGTTTGCTCAAGATATGAATCAATACCCTTAAACCCACGATCCCCGTCTACGAGGATCTGATCATCGAGCCTACCCTGTGAACGATAACGTGCCATTACTTACTCTTCATTTCTTGGTAGAGTTTTCTACCCATGTAAATAATTGTGATTACACCAGCGATACATCCGAATAAATCATCTAAGTGCGACAAACCAAAGGTGGCAACTGTACCACTCATTCCGAGAATTGCAGTACGATCTATCATTAGAACAACCAATCTAATATAATTATACCAACCACAAGTCCTGCAAATATAGTTATCATTTTAGCTTTACTAGACATTTCCATAAACTTGTCTTTTAAGAGTTCTAGATTCTTCATGGGTTACGAGAGGGAGGTTTTACGGGAAATGGTGCGCGGGTGGCGTGTTTAATTGCTTCAGTTTGTGAACATTGGCGAGCAGTGCGTTTTGCCACGAATATTGGAATGGCCAGGTATCCACCAAGTAATACTGCTGCTCCAATTAAGATTTTTTTTATGTACGAGGTAAAACTTTCAAAGCCTGTTTTATGTTCTGCTAGTCCGTTTGCAACAATGGCAGATACATCTCCGTGTGATAGTAACTCTATAGTTTCTTCGGCCTCGATAAGGGCATCCTTGTTTTTTAGCGCTTCACCAGCTAGTACGCCAGCACCAGCAGATAGACCACCAACTAATGGGCCACCAATACTTCCGGCTGCACCCCCAGCCAATCCTCCCACTAAAGGGTAGGTAGAGCGCAAACTGCACCCGGTCAGACATAGCGCCAATAGTATAGCGGTGTAAATCATTCGGGCAGTGGTGCAGTCCACTCAGAACTTTCCAAAATTGCTAAAACTTGATTTAAAG